GCGCCCTGACGGGTCGCGGAAGAATATGTTCCCATTTTTCAATCCTCAAGGAAAGCGGGGGCCGAAGCCCCCACCTTGTTTCAGCACGTTGCCAAACCGCCTCGCTTCTTGGCGGGCTCAACCGTGACAGATTTCTCCGTCTTGGTGACGCTGCCAGGAGCCTTATCGTCCGATATGCCAAGCATGCTTTTGGCACCCCGGAACAGTCTGCGAGGAATCGAACGGATGGTTTTGGCCATATCCATCTCCTCCTTGCTCGGACCAATCGCGGCGTCGTAAGCACCCTTGGACAGATCAACCTTACCGCCCTCGTTCATCTTCTTGCCGTACTTGCTGTAGACCTCGTTGGAGTACGCCTTGGCCTGTTTCATGGCCGTGGCGTTCTCGCTCTTGAAGTTCCTCTGCAAGCGGCCTTCAGCAGCAGTGACACTGCCGCCTTTCTTGAAGGTGCCAGAAAGCTGGTTGATGCTCACGGGAGTGCTCGGCTTTTTACGGCCCTGCGGCATAGCGACGGGGGCACCGCTATCAACAACTCCCCCCGCCGCGTAGCCCTTTTTTGCGGCACCACCTTTACGGTAGCCGCCGCCGTTGGACTTCGCCACGCCACCAGTAGCATAGCCACCGCCGTTGCCCAGCTTCACATCGCCGGTTTTGGCCGGCGAGTGGTCAGGCTTTGCGGTGTGCATCATGGTGTCGCGGTAAGCGCCGCCTTGGTTCTCGGTGTTGATGATGCCGCTCTTGGGAACGCCACCATCAGCCATCTTGACCATGCCGCCCTTTTTGTAGCCGCCTTGCCCATCAACCACGCCGCCCGTTTTCAGGCCCTTGTGGGCCTTCGACGCGGGCTTGTCCTTGTGGGACTGCATCTCGGACTTCAGGCCCTTGATGGCCTTCATCTCGGCTTTGTGCGTGGACTTGGACTCGCCGCCCTCCTTCATCATGCGACCAGCCATACCGACAGGAGCCGCAGGAGCGGCGCCAGCAGGCATGGCCATCATCGCACGACGACGAGCGGCCATAGAGGGCTTCATTGGCGTGCGGGCAGGCATCATTCCGCCGCGAGCAGGCATCGCAGGAGTTGCAGCGGGCATGCCGCCCATCTGCATCTTCTTCTCTACCTTGCCGCCTTTTTTGAGCTTCAGTTCAACACTGGGCTCAGTGGTCATCATTTTGACCATTGGCTTGAATTGGCCCATGATTCGCCTCAAACTTTCTGAGCATACACAACCGTCAGACGAACAATCGCCTGGGTCGTGCTGATCGTGCCGTTGGGATCAACGGTGATGACAACGGATTGACTGGTGCCAATGTCCGCCATCGCCGCCAGTTGGGCTGCGGTAAAAGTCAAAGCCGCACGACCACCGGCAAAAATGTCGGTCGAAGACACATACTGCGTCCCGGCCGCAGCGGTGCCGATAGTCATTGCGATTGCAGTGGCCGTGCCACCTCCTACAAGCTCATCCTGGACCATATCAACAAAAAAGTTGAGGATCTGGGATGAAGCGGGGAGAGTCAGGGTTGCACTGGTTGCGGTGCCTGCGGCTGCGGTCGTGACCGTGGTGGTCTGGGTCAAGACCATGAAACCGCCATCGACGGTGTCGGTCAGAGTCCCAGAGCCAGCGCGGACAGTGCTGCCAAAATAGGTCTGTGCCATTGTCTTTCTCCTTTAAAAAGTGGAGTTTAGGTATGAAATGGCTGACTTAAGAAAGCCAATGTTGTCACGAAACAAGCCAAGCCCACGATTACATTTTGTGCAGAGCAATCCTCTTGCCTTGCCCGTAGTGTGATCGTGATCGACTGGCATTGCAATCACCTTGCCGCGAATAACAGACGTTTCCGGCTGCTTGCAGATGGCGCAGACATTGTTTTGTTTGGAAAGTTGCTCACGATACCACTCAAGAGTGACGCCATAACGCTTTTGAAGATCTTGATCAAAATAGTAGTCTGGGTTTGCTGCTCGGGCTTTTTCTCGCCATTGCCGCATGTATTCCCGAACTTCTTTAGGACCATCCCTTCTTTCTTTCCAATAAAAATTGTCTGCGCCCCAGGGTTTTTGTGGGTTAGGCCTTTGAGCTTGAGAACTTGGTGGGCGCTCTGGAACGTCTTTGACAAACGTCCAAAAATCATCTCGCCAAGTCTCTTGCATGTCCAAGAGATGGTATCGACGCAAATTGCACCACGACTTGTAGGCCGGGTGTTTTTGACGCTTCCCCCAATCATCAGGACGGCTTTCACCAACATCTCCGTGACGCTGCACTCGCATGTAATGCGTCTGGCATAAGCCTTTCGCAATTGCAGGTTTTGTGCAGCCATGAACATGACATTTCTCTGGCATCGGCGCCCTCCATGAGTTTGTTACTCATAGATTTTACCGATGCCTGAGTCATTTCACAATACCCGTGTCATACCCCAGGCGTCCCGTACATCGCACGAGGATCGGTGAAGCCGACATCGTAACGCTCGGTGGCCTTGTAGCGCATCGAGTCAGTTTCAAAGTCACCTTCCATCGTCTTCTCGAGGCGACGACGCATCATGAGCTTCATGCCCTCTGGAGCGTCAGTCTGCACCCACCATGCGCTCGGGTTGGTCAGACGCGACAGGACAGCGGCACCCTCGTCCAGCAAGCCGATGGACTTGATGGGGTTGATGTCGTTGTTGGCGTTGCCAGCACGCAGCACAGACTTCAGCAGCACCTCGGCCTGGAAGACGTTGCCAGGAGCCACCACGATTTGGCGGGGCACCAGACGGATCTTCTTGCCGTTGTTGTCCACAGCCTGACGGATCTGGATCAACATCTGCTCAAGCGAGGTCTGAGACAGGTTGGCGGCAGTGGTCAGCAGGTTGCTGAAGGTGCCGTTGACGATGGGGTGCGAAGCACTGTTCAGGGCCACGCCGTCGCCGCCAGGATACGAGGCATTGAAGGCGCGGTTCAGCACGTTGGCCGACAGCGTCTCTTTGGTCTCGATCAGCGACTGGGCGAGGTGACGAGCGTACACCTGACCGATACGGATATGGTCGCCGTCCTCAACAAGCACTTTGGTCAGCGCGAAGGCCAGACCATACACGTTGTAAACGTATCGCTTGAGGAACAGCACACCACCCTGCTGGTAGCTGACGGGGGTGCCGTCAGGCAACTGCGGGGCAGCGCCAAAGCCGTACAGGACGGGCTCTTCGTGGTAGTTGCGGGGGATGCCTTCCTGCTCGCGGAACACGCGGCTCCACTCGTCAGTGCGTTGATCGTATACACCATCAAAGCACTCGTTCAGGATAGGTTCAACAATTGACCGAAAGTCGGTACTGCGCATCGGAGCGGCCATGATTCACTCTCCTTAGATGGCGTTAACGGACGCATTGAACTGCGACTCGTTGATGGTTACGCGAACAATCGTGAACGCATCGCCCCAATCATTGTCGGGGTACGGGGCCAGATCACGGATCAGCATCTGTGCGCTATTGCCTGCGCCCACCAGGGTGGTGGACAGAGTGCATTGCGACAGGCCGGTCACGTTGGAGCCAGCGGTGGTGTTGGACAGATCAGCCATGTCACCAATCGAGGTCTGAGCCAGCGAACCGGCAGCCTGGATTTCATAAACGATGTTGGGATCGTTGTAGAAGTAGGCGACGCACGAACCGGTCTGGTACGCCGTGTTGGCAGGCCAGTAGTTCGAGACGCGACGACGACCAGTGGTGTCAGTCCACTCAACGCCAGCGAAAGCGCCTTGGAAGGCCTCACCAGCAGCGGCAACAATCAGAACGCCACTCGAGTTGAGGCGAACCGGTTGGCCCTTCAAAATGTCGGTGTTGTAAGCCGACGCAATACCGTTAGCCAGCGCCTGAGCGCGATCCAAGCCGGAGGGATGGAACGCAGGACGCAAGCCGAACGGAGCATTTACAGCAGACATAGTCTTACTCCTTGTTTATCCCTGAAATACAGGGGTTTTCACAGTTCGGTCGATGTTGCCAAAACCCTCGCCTTCAACCGCACCCAAGGATTTCCCTGAGCTATCGCGTGCGCCCTGAAGATTCTCAGCCTGGACGCGGATCTTGTCCGCCTCCTCTTGAGGAGCCTCATGGTGCATTTGCAGCATGACATCCTGATAAACATCCATCGGAAGTTTGTACAGGCGCATCTCGTTGCATGCGATAAAACCGATGTCTTCGCCAGCCTTTACGCGGTAATTCTCGAAGTTTGGCAATTCATCTGCGCTAACAGGTATATAGCCAAGTCGCATCCGCTTATCAATGCTGTCGTATCCATTGGTGGTCGATAACCAGCAAAGGTGCCAGCCCGGAATTTCCGGAACTTTTGGCAGCGCACTTTGTGTCCACTCATCGCTCCACATCTTTCGACGTTCCTGCGCTGACATGAACTTCTCTTCGGGGGCGGCTCGGGTCTGATCTTGTGAAGATCGATTCTCGCGGCCACCAGCGTTGAGAGTTTTTTTGAGACGGGTATCCATAATGTTTAGCTCCTCTTGTTTCGTGCATCTTGGGCGTATCGTTTGATCATCCGGCTGCGCTTCTGGGGATCATCCCAGAAACCGGCTTCCTTCATTGCTCGGACCTGTTCAGGTTCCAAAACAAATTCGTTGCCGCTTCCGCGTCCGGCTGACTCACGACTCGACCCAGTCACAAAGCTACGAGGGCTCCTTCTGGACGGACTTTCGTCTTGTGATCGAGTATAACGGTGTGGCAATCGCTTTTGCAAGCGGTTGTCAAGCTCGTCCCAATAATCTTTTGTCTCGGGATTCCAACCCTCGGCAACCAGCCGCTGGTCGATGACCTTGGCAATGGCCGAATCTTCATCGCTGGAATCCGGGCTGTACCAAGAATTGCGCTCCATCCAATCATTGGCCAGCCTGACCAACTTGGGATTTGCCGGGGCAGTTTCCTGCGAGTCGGCTCGGGCTGCGCGTTCCTTGTAGTTCTGCATCGCCTCAAGTTTGCGGCGACTGTCGTACCACATCTCCTGCGCCTTGGTAAATGCAGCGCCGTCCGAGTTATCGGTGGCCTCCTGCATCTTGCGCTGCGCGTACTGGAATCGGTACTGCTCGTCCTCAATGGCCTTCTCAAAGCGGGCCAAGTCCGCGCCGTGGGTCTTTCGCTCCACAACGGACAGGCGCTCCATCAACTCCCGATTCTGGCGCTCAAGCAGTTGCAGCTTGGCATCCTTCTCCTCGTTGGTGCGCTTGATGTAGTCCTTCTTGGCCCGGCGACGGTTGCGTCTGGCCTCGCGGATGGCGTCAGTGTCGTCGGGGTGATCTTCGTCCCCGCCGTCATCATTGGCGTCCGACCGGGAGGTGAGGCCGGCGTCTTGATCCTGATCGTCACTCTCAGGATTTTGGAGATCCGCTGGAAGCTGAACGACGGCCGAGCCGTCCTTTTCCTCGACGACGGAAATCTCTTCGTTTTGCGTCTTGTCTGTAGTCACAGAAAGGCCCTCATTGCAAGTGGATCACCAGTGAGCTTCGCAATCACCTCGTGATCATTCAGAACCATGAACAGTGCCGGATCTTCAAAATCGTCATCGCCAGGGACTTTGACCTCCCAACGATCACCGCCCCACTTGGGGACGCGGATGTAGTCGCCTACAGAGCACCAAGACCCCTCTGGCCATGCCTGCATCGTGTCTCGATGCTTAAATGCCAGCGGACCGATCTCGACGACCTTGGCCACCATGTTCTGCCACTTCTCGGTTTCTTTGGTTTCTTCAACCAAAATAATCCCTGCGCTTGTTGCCTTCTTTTTGGTGCGGCGCAATTGCACAAGAATGCGTCCGCCAAGAGGTTTAGCACCGGGGTCTACGCTCGGGAAAGCCCAAGCCAACTCAGCTTTGTCAAAAGCTACCGGCTCACTCATGTTCATCATCTTCCTTCATCAAGTTGTTCAGGATATCAAGGGCCTCCTGTAAGCCCGCGTAATGTCCGACCATGCGGTGGTAAGTCTCCCAGTTCGCTGCATTACCAACAGCGAGGGACGCGGCTATTTCAGCCTGCCTAGACTTGACGCCACCAATCAGGTCGCCGATGGTTTTCATTTTTTCTTCGCTTGGGCAAGGCCTCCTTTGGGTTGCGAGCCAGACTGGCCCTTGGGTTGCATGCTCGAGCCGTCAAGTTTCTCGCCCATTGCGATACGCTTGTGCTGGGGCACGTTGATGCTCTTCTGCTCTTGGTCACTCGTAGCCATATTGGCCTCCTTGGGGTTGTGCAGCCTTGACCTGCTCGAAATCGAGCTTGGCCGCATCTCGCGTTAGGCGGGCTGCTTCGATGCGTTCCTTCATCTCGTTGTCGCCCCTGGCAATCGCCAGTTTCAACTGCATCTCTTCCATCTCGCGCTCCTGGCGCTGCTGAAGCTCCTGCATGTCCATCTGGATCTTGGCCGCCAACTCCTTGTCCTTGAGTTGCATCTCGGCCTGATCGCGGGCCTGCCGGCGTTGAGTCTCGGCCATGCTGGTGTCCAGCAAAACCTTTGCCTCTGGCGGCAGTTGGGGCTGCTGCTTGAACTGCTGCAAGTTCTGCATGAGTTGCTGGATGACCGGCAAGATTCCTTGGAGGGTCTGCTCCGCGTCCATCTCAACGTGCTGCGATGCGGCACCGAACATGCGGTCAATGATCTTCGGATCGTTGTGCAACTCGTAGTCTGGCAGCTTGTCGCCTGCGGCCTTCTGGACGTAGCCGTTCATGCGGTTGAGATACCACAGCACGATGTGCTGCTTGATGTGCTCCACGGCCTTGGGCAGATATGCCGGCGCGATCATCGGGTTGGAGCCGAAGATTGGGCTCTTGGCGAAGTCCAAGTGGGTCTGGATGTGGCCCAGGTGATCCTGCTCGGGGTACGCGAAGGCCGCCTGCCCGATGGCCAGGGCGACGTTCTCGTTGGCAGCGTCCTGCTTGACCGGCGCAGGCACATCGATCATCAATTCGTTGATGCCGGGCACCTTGATCTGTTTGAGGAACCGCTGTATCACCGCCCTCTTGTTGAAAATGTCGGGGTTTTTGTCCATGATGGCCATAACCGCCTGGGTTTGGGCCATTCGCTGGGTTTCGCTGAAGATGTGCGGGTCGGACACCGGAATCACATCGGTGACCCGCATGAAATCCTCGCGCTTGATGTCCAAATCCTCGACAACCTCGCCGCGCTGCATGTCGTCCAGATACCAGCGATTGATTCGGCTCAGAACTTTGAGCACCCGGCCCTGAGACTCGTGCAATCTGGCGTGAATGGCCGAGAAAACCGCCGCGCCCTGCTCAATCAGCGCCTGAGTGGTGCCGACAGGGGTGTTTTGGCCGACATCAGCGATCTTTTCCTCGGCTGTGGTCACCACGCCCTTGGCCGCGTTGGTCAGCCAGCCCAAAAGCTGGTACAGGACCGCAGAAGGCGGGTTGAATGGCATCGGCATGGCCAGCTTGCGCACATCATCGACGCCTGGGGCGCCCTCAATCTCCACAACCTGGGTGACTTCGACCTCCTGGGACTGACCGGAGATCTTGCCGCCCTTGAGCTTCAGGAGCGTCGCGGCATTGTTGATGTGGGCAGAGTCCAGCAAGGCCCTCAGAGAGCCTGTAAGGGCCGCTGAGAGGCCTCCAATAAGCTGCGGCAGGCCGACGGCGTAGGCGCCGCGCCAGGGAATGAACTTGAACTCAATGACCCAGTCCAATTTGGTCATCGTTTCGTCGCCCTCCTCCCAGTTCCGATACAAACCGATGACCTCGGTCGATAGATCGTCGATCATCAGGATGTACGGGGCGCTTTCACCCTTCGTAGTCGGGTCGTCGTCAAGATCCAGCCATGTGTAGATGTGATACACCCGGCGCAGACCGTCCTCGTTCTCGTTCTGGGACTTGCCCTCGATCTTGTTGGTCGCCTTTTGGGACGCGGTTGGCTCCGGGTCCATCGTTGCGCGGGTCAAAGCAGTGTCTTTGTACAGCCCGGAATTGATCCGGCGCTTGAACTCCCACTCGGAGATGTCATCGACCTCGGTAAACCGCTGGGAGGTGTAGAAATTGGCCGACGCAAAAGGCAAAAGCACGTTGTCGATGGGCAGAAACTGCGCACAGGGGCGCTTTTTCTTCTCGTCGTACCAGAGCTTGAGGTACTGGGAGCCACCGAGAGGCAGTTGAGTGAGCAGTTGCTCCTGCTCATCGCGGAACTCTTCGATCTGCTCGGTCAACTGCCAGTTCATGTAGTCGCGTTTGCGCTCTGCGGACGCGCTTTTCTCCTCGGTGACATCCCCCAAAATCTTGGTTTTGGTCGGGCCGTCGGGCGGGAACATCTCCTTGATGGCCCTGGCGGCAAAATCAATGCACGCCTCGGCCATTACGGGGTGGACGACCTTCGATGCACCCTGGAAGTTGGCTCCCCCAGGCGCGTCATTGCCCATGCCGGTGCGCTTGATGCCCTCTTCGTACTGCTTGTCGCGCTGCTTGCGGGCCTCCCTGTCCTTTTCGATCAGTTCGATGTAGCGCAAGGCCATCTTGTCGAGTTCAAGCCCGCTGATGATGTCGCCATCGGCAAGGTTGGCGTAGAAGTCCTCGTCCTCCATCGGCCCCTTGGTGTCCATGCGGACGATGGCCGATCCGTCTGGAAGCTCCTCAATCTCGGCATCGTCCATCGGCATGTCAACGATGACGCCCTGCTCGTCGTCTTGATCCTGGGGCTCGCCTCCAATGAAGCGACCGAACTCGGGATCGATGGGAAATTCTGTAGCCATAGGTCAAACCTTTTCAACTGCGGACAGGGGGCCAACTTTGCCGCCCTTTTTCTTGCCGGTGTATTTTTTCATGGCCTCTTCAAACATCATCAGTTCATCGATCATCTGCTGATCGTAGATCTGACGCGGGCCGACCATCTTCAAGGAGCCAAACTCTTGCCCCGCCTGCTTGGGATTTGCTCGAACAGACATCAGGGTGTCAGGAAAAGTCAACTCATATGGCGTCGGGTATTTCAGGCCGCCGATAAATCTTCCTGGGATGTCGTGACTGTATGTCGGATGAGTGGACAAAGGCAACATTGATTTGGGAACATCGGGAGCAAGTTCACCCATTGAGTATCCCGTCACGCCCGTCTCCACGTTGCGCAAAGGCGCCTCAGTGATCGCGTACCGGATATCCTGGCCGCTTGGCAGATTGAACCTCTCCGTCACCGTTGGCATCTGCATCAGCTTGTTGAAGTGGCGGCGCAGATGTGGGTCCATTGAGAAGTGCAGGTAGGAGTCAACCTTATCCTCAATCCCAGGAAAGCCCGGGCGAGGACCGGACTTGTCATCGCCAAAGCGGATCATCTTGTTGAAGCCCTCGATTTGCTTTTTGCTCATCTTGGATAGATCAATCGCCTGAAGATTTGCATCGGCAAAGTGCTGGGCGTAATTGATGGAGTCCGGCCCCATCATGATGTACTGCCCAATCACTGGCGCATCGTAGGCTTGCGAAGCCTCTTTAGCCACGCGCTGAACGCCCCCTGCCGGGCCAATGCCAGAAGCCCAGAAGATGTCGTCATTGCGACCCATCCCATAAAGAGGGCCGCCATGCTGCGGAGATGGAAGCTCGAGCTTGATCTCACCAACTCTGACCAAGGATTTGCCGGTAACGGTTGGATCGCCAGGGATTCCGGTGACGACCTTGCCCTTCAACTCCTGCGGGCTGATGATCTTCTTAGGAGGCGCCTTCTTAACATCAGTGAATTCAACGGGGAGATCTTTCTCGCGGGCAAACTGCTTTTGAGTTTTTTCCGCAACAGATGCAGTGCCCTTTGGCCCACGGACAAACTCGCCAGTTACCTGCGGGGCGATACGCCGAGCCACCTCTTCGATTTCCCCCTTGGATTTCGCCGGGGCTCGCAGCAAAGCTCTGAGGGTATTGATCGTGCCGCCACCGGCCATCTTCGGCTCGTCGTTGCAGCCGCAGCCTACTGCTCCACCAGCCTTCATGCCGGCTTCTGGCGACGCATCTGAACTGCGCTTGAACAACTCCTGATATCGGGCGGTCTCTTCAGGGTTGATGTAGGGCTTGAGTTCAACCCCTTTGCTTCTCAGAAATGCCTGCTCAGTTTCGTTGAAGGCATCTGACGTAGGGCGCAGTCCAGTGTTGCGGATGTCGCCAACACCTGACCAGTTTCCGCTACGGACGAAGTCTTGCACGAAGGGCAGGTACTGCTCGTTGGGTGCGCGGTTCCCCTTGCCTTTGATCTGGAAGATGGATTCTGGCTCCGTCTCAAAAATGCTTTGGTACTTGGAGAAAGTTTCAGGATCGTTTTTCTTCAACCATTCCGGGTATTGCAAGATGTAATTCTTGGGGCGGTCAACCCCTTTGGCTCTTGATTCCTCGGCAACCTGCTTTGAAAATTGCGCCCATGATGGCTCAAGCTCTGGGTTGTCATAAAAAATCCCGCTTCTTTCATTCCACTGACGTCCCGGCCTGACCTCCACCGTCACATGGGGCTCGCCCTTTGCATCACGCAGGCTGTAAACGCGCTTGCGACCAGCCAGAACATCAGGGCAGTAGCCGCCGACGCAGTGGCCCATCGTGTCGCCTTCGTACCTGAGGGCGTCTTTAAGGGCTTTATAGCGCGGGTCTTCTACAAGTTCACCAGCTTCGTTTCGCAGATACCGCTTATCAACAGTCTCTTTCATGCCTGCTGGCAATTCCTTGGGCTGCGTCAACTCAACCCACCGATACCCCTCCGGATACTCCCTGTAAACCGGCATGCCCTCGGTGGCCTTGATCTGCGCCTCGCGCATCTTCTTGGCCACCTCTTGGTCGAACTCGTAGGTGCGGCGTACTGCCTGCTCCATGCTGACCTTGTTCAACTGCTCCGGGCGAATGCGGCCAGCGTCGAGGTCTTGCTTGAGAACGTCGATGATGTGGTCGAAGCCCATGCCCTCAGACAGCTTGCCTTCCATTGGCGCCCAAACTCTTTCTTTTGAATCAAGTTTGTCCATCCAAGGCTCGTATAGATGGCTGTATACGCCTTCTCTTGCTAGTTCTTTGCGTTTCCCAGCGGTTTGTCCTGCAATTGCGGTGTCGGCTGCGTCTTCCCATGCTTGCGCGGCTTCAGACTTTCCAAGCTGTTCAGTCCCCAGTCTGTCTCGGACATCTGGTGCGCGATAACGATTGATGCCAACTTGTTCGCTTGGGATGTGAACAACCCCCTCCTCTGCCAGCTTACGCACCGGATCGTCCGGCGTCGCCATCTGCTTCTTGACGTAGTTGGTCAGGTTGCGGTCGATCCACTGATCAATCGCAGCCTCTTTTTTGGTTTCTCCCAACTGATAAAGAACCCTGTCAATTTGATCCTTGTTCAAGGATGGGTCTGACAACAAAGCCTCATGCCTTGGAATTCTTTGGGCCGGAGTTTCGCCCGCAATTGTTCGCGTCTTAAGCGGATCAAGCGCCCTCTCCACGCTGCCCGTCAGCCAGTTGCCGCCCACCGGCTTGATCGCCGCGCCGACAGGCAGGCCCCTGGTCAGCGGAGCAACCGCTGGGGCCACGCCAAGGACGGTGCCGCCAACGAAGCCGCGCTCGCCGGCCTTCTGGATGCCCTTGTAGTCCGGGTGCATCACGCTGAAGCCAAGCTGGTCAGGGGCGCTTCCCAGCAGGCCCATTACGGCGGCGTAGGTGCGCGGATCGGGCAGCTTGTTGACATCAGCCTCCTTGGCCTGCTTGACCGCCTTCTGGTACTTCCTGCCGGTGGTGTAACGGCCAAAGGCTGCGCCGCCTTCAGCCATCTTGACCTCGCCGCCTTCCTTCTTGCGCTCAAGGATGGTCAGGGCATCCTCTTCGCCAGGGAAGACGACGAAGTTGCTGGTGCCCTTGCCTGCATCCCGGCTGCTCGCATCGAGGTATCTGATGCCTGGGATGCCGTAGCCCCTCAGAGCCTCGCTGGTGCCTATCTGATAGTTCTCTGGGTCGAACAGTTCAGGGCGATACCCCTCATCGCGCATGATCATGCGGTGCAGGTCTTTGCCGGTGATTTCGCTGTCGATGCTGCCGGACTCCTTGCGAACCTGATCAACGTACTTCTCCCAGTCAACGTTGTTGGAATAGTCAACCGGGTCACCTCCGGTCATATCTGCCCACTCATCGGCCTCTTGGCGCAGGCGCATATCGGCGACCTTCTCGGCTTCCCTCTGGCTCATGCCGACCTCGTAGTCAGTGCCCTTGAGCGCCTTGATAACCTCGGGCTGCTGGCTCAGAGGCTTGTCCCAATCCAGCATCCTGGCGATCTTCTCGTCAGGGAGGTCTACGGTGTAACGATATCCGGGATCGCTTGCTATGAGCTGGTTGTAAAGCGGGTCTTCCATCTCGGAAGCAGAACGTACTGGCCGATATTTTCCCTCTTCTGCAATCTCTGTGAGGATGGGCCTTTGATCTTTGGCAATTAATCCATTCTTTTTTGCGTAACGCAAGGCAGCAGCTACATTTGGAAATCGCCAATCAGTAATTCCTTGGGTGGCGTCTCTAGTTCTACCAGTTTGCTTTCCAACTTCGCTGGTTTTAGCAAGCCGCCATTTTCCATCTCCAGCCGGAGAAGGCTCAATGTACACGCCGCGATTTTCCATTACTCGATTACGAGGGCTTGCCAAAGTTTTTGCATAGTCCTCCGCAACTCCAGGCGCTTCAGCCAAATACAGCCCATGCCCGTAAGCCTGCGCCCCCTCGCCCGTGCCGATCTTGCTGGCATCGAACTCACCCAATCGGTTCTTCGGCGTCGGGGCAAACTTGTGCGGGGAGCCGTGGTACACGGTCAGCGGGGAGACGGTTTGGCCTGCCGACTGCACGAAGTCCTGACCAGCACGCCTGATCGCCCTGGGCACGGCCAAAGCGGCCCTGGCGCCCGACAGAGGCCCGGTGTATGCGCCACCGGCCAACTGGCCTGCCCCGGTGAACAACTGCCCAACGGGCGTCTGGCTCGCCCCACGGAAGGGGAGGCGCTTCTCAATGTCCTCGGATGTCGGCAGGAAGGTCTTGGACTCATTGCCGGTGATCAGTTCGTAGGGCAGGCGGGCGAGGGACTCAATGTCCCCAGGCAGGCCCAAGGTGCCCGACACCAGACCACGGGCGACGGCCACCGGGATGTTGGCAGCCGCTTCGCGGTCTTGCTGCGACTCCGGGCGGCGGCCAGCACTGCGGTAGCGAGGGGGGACGAACTGATCAAGCGGGTCACCACCAGCAGTGCGGAAGCGCGGATCAATCGGTTCGCCGCCCTTCTTCATGTGGACTTCGCCGCCCTTGGCCTTGTTCAACTCGGGGCTTCTGGTGTCGTATGTACCCTTGTTGCCGATGGCCGACTTGACCGCGTTGGGGTTGTAGGACACCACCTCGGCCAATTTTCCGTCGCGGTCGTACTCAATCAGGCCATCGTAGCCTTGAGCCTGCGCCCTGGTCTGCACTTCCTTGCCGATGTAGCCCTTGCCCTCGTAGGCCCGCTCCACCATACGGGCCGCCTTGGCTGAGTCCATACCGAGAAGCTCAAGCGCCTCGATCATGGGATCTTTGTACTTGTCCGGCACTCCGGAGCCGCGAAGAATCAACGGGTTTTTGAGTTGGGCGTACACCGGGAGCATACTGCTACCGACCTGTTCGGCATACGATCCAGCAAATTTTGGGTCGGGGGTCAAGTAAACGCCGGAGCCGAGCGCACCTTCCTTGCTGGGCTTGAAGCGACGGATGGACTCAGTGCCTTTGCCGCCCTCAGAAGCGGTCGTGCCGTGGTACAGGCGCATCGGCGTCTTGCTCTCGGCCAGGAACTTCGCCTTGTTGGCCTCGCGCTCTGCTGCCGGCAGGGTCTCCTGGGTGCCCTTGAGTCGCTTGGCCAGCTTGGCAATGCCGCCACCAGCGTACTGGCGCTCCTTGGCCATCGCCGTCAGTTTCGCAATCGCCCCGGTTTTAGCCATGCTCGGACCCCTTCACAGTGCCGACATCATAAACGTCGGGGCTTGTCAAGTCCACCCTCGACTCAAGCCAGTGCTCAACCGCAGCGTGTGCCCACTTCTCAATCGTCTCCGACCGCATGCCCGGATCAACCAGCAACTCGAGCCGGTTCTCGCACTGGCTCACCCTGGCGAACTTCACGCCCTTGGTCGCAGACACGTTGATCATTGGACATCCTTCCTGTGCTTGCAGCCCTGGCACCGCTCGTCGGCCTGCCCCAGGTCGGTTAGTGTGTACTGACAATCCTCGGCCATCTTGAACGGAACGATGGTCAGCTTCGGTATGCGCTGCACCCCATCGACCCACCAGCCGTCCTGGGCAAAGTGGCTGCGCTTGAACGCCGGGCGGTTGTGGCAGCCGTAGGTCATGAAGGCTTCCTCGCGCCGCTCTCGAACGCCTCCCGGCCATCGGCGCTGTGGTGCGTGGCCACCCAATGCTCGTGGTCGAGGTACGGCTCGCACCAGCAATCGGACGAAAGCTCATGCTCGTGCGTATCGTCAATCGGCAAGACGTGAGTCACCAGACCGCCCGAGTCAGTCACGCCGGTGATTGACATCCATGACGCTTCAGACTGCATACGGGTTAACCCTACGCTGCCTGCCGGTGTCGGCGTAGTCCTCGTCGTCCCAGTCATCCCGAGGCGGCGGGTCGATTTCAAGCCAGCCGGCATCCCGCAGATACCGCAGGGCCTGGGTGCAGGCGTCCACGAAGTCGTCGTGGGTAGTCTCAGGGAACGAGCAGATCTGACTGACGAACCCCTCGGCCCAGTCCTTGACGTAGCCTTTCCTGGCGTCCGACTCCGGTATCCAGACCCGGCCACGGGCGATGATGTTGGACACGATATTCAGGCGCTGCATCTTGTCGGCGTTGCCTGGGTTGTAGGCGCGGACGGGCAAGTGCGCTCGCTGGAGGTCTTGGATCAGACTGATGCCGGCGCTCTTGTCCTCGATCAGCAGCAGATCCACCCGCTTGCGATCCTTGCCCTCGCCGAAGATCGTCTCGTACTCCTCGATCACCTTGGGCCGCAGGTCGGGGTACTGCATGCGCTCCTGCCAGCAGTCGATCACCATCACCGACATCGGGCCGTCCAGAGGCTTGAACATGCCGAACGTGATGCATGCGGTCGGGTCGTTCTTAACCTTCTCGGACGTGGCCACATCGTAGCTCTGGAGGATGTACTCGAACCTGGGGAACTCACGCCCGGCAGGCCAGAGCTTGAACATGCCCCGGTTGACGATGCCGCCTTCCTCCGGGTCGATGATCTCGGCGTAGATCTCCTGGCGGCCCAGGGTCGTGCCCTCGTACTGAAGGATCTGCTTCCTGAAGTTGTCCGACAGGTTCGCAAGGTTGGCGTAGGTCGAGGCGGTCGTCAGGACAACGTCATCGCCCTCCCGGCCCACCAACTCGACGATCAGATCCTTCGGCTTAGGCGTGGTGGTGCAGATGATCTTGGTGTGGGTGCCCAGGCGGACGCCGAACTGAATCTGGTCCCAGGCCTCTTGGAGATAGTCCCAGGCCGCCAATTCATCGCACCACGCCCCGTGGAACTGCGGCCCCCGGAACCGCTCGGGTTCCGATGCGGGGATGCCCTTGATCAGGCTGCCGTTGATCAGCTTGAGTTCGTGGAGGGCCTTGTTGTAGTCGGCGATCAAGGCCGACGGGATCACTGTCAGCAGGCCGGAGTCGCCCTCGAAGCAGGTGGAGCGGACATCGCTCGAAGTCGGAGCCGCCACCAGCCAGCGGGTGCCTGGGTTCTCCCAAGCCCACCAGCCGATCTGCTCTGCCGCTGTTCGGGTTTTCCCTGCCCCACGGCCGGCGAGCATCAGCCAGATCGACCACCAATCCCCAGGGGGCAGCACCTGATGCTTGTGCTGGGCCTGGAACCACGACAGGCGCCATGCCCAGGCAAGCCTGACCTCGGGCTTGACCGCCTTGAGACTCGCCTGCACCTCTGGGTCGGCGAGGATCTCGGCCACGTCAGTCATCAGCCTGCTTCTTCAACTCGACGTTCTTCAGCACCGCCGAGAGCAGGTTCTCTGCCTGCACCTCCGCCTCGATCTTGACCGGATTGTCTGCATCCCCGGCCAGGGCCACCCGCTCCCCGTACTTCTTGGGCTTGAGCTTCATGGCCGTCCACTTCCGGGCGTCGATACGGTTCTTCTGCCATTGCAGGAAGGCGTTATCCAGCTTGTGCTCGATCAACGCCCCGGTCTTCTTGTCCACCACCGCGATGATCTCGGGCTGCTCGTCGGCGATGGCGATGATCTCGTCAGCCAGGGTGTCGGCCTGTTCCTCCCGTGCGCGAGTGTACTGGTCAGCAAAATCGGGCTTCTTCAGCAACCACTCGTAAATCGTAGCCCGCTCCGGCATCCCTTCCGTCTTTACGATCTCCCTGAGACTCTCCCCTTCTGCTATCCGTAAGCAGATGAGGTTTGCCATCTGTTGGGTGAACATCGTTGGCCTGCCCAACTTCTTCTTTGTGGGCTCCTGGGCGTTTTGCGGCGCGATGGCTATCTCACCCTTGGTTTCGGGCTTTGAAGCCTCCTGGGGCTGTTTTGGCGCCTTCCTGGCACCCTTCTTGGCGGTTTCTGGCATGACCCGTATTCCTCGCTCAGTTGTTGGGGCCTACTTGCGGTCTCTGCGGTTCTGATTACTGTCGATACCCCGCATCATCCGCTTTCGGCTTTTCGGCTTCAAGACGCGGCAGACTCAATCAACTCCACTTGCTCAGGGGCGCGGTACTGCTCGATCTTCATGCCGGCCGTCAGAGCCTGGACGAGATCGTCCTGAGACGCAACCCGGATGTTGAACGTGCTGTTTGCGACGTGACTCAGCGCCTGCTGACGCATGCCAGCTTTGACCAATCGAGCCCCCTGCGGGCCGTGGACGATGTAAATGCGATCTGCCATTTTGGCTCTCCATATTGATTTATGTACCCGCCACATTGACGGTCGAAACCGATTCGGTTTCTCTTCGCTTTCGGTTCGCTGTTGATCCGCTTTGTGGCGTTGGTGGCTGGTTATGAGTCCAGCATCTACTGCGTCAATTCGCAGTCGTTTTCCACACTTCTAAACTACACCAACACGGCTGGGGACTCGTCGTGCGTCCTTCGATTGAGCGGCGACACCGGCCGCATCCCCATGCGTGTTAGCTGTTGGCGAGAGGATTCGCACCTCCGACATCCCCGACCCAGCAGGGCGCTCTCCTTCTGAGCTACACCAACACGGCTGGGGACTGAAGCACAAGATGCGGGTATCCCCCTGTGCCTCGCTCAACGATCAATCCCCATGCGTCTTGGTGCGGACTACTACCCTACTCGCGCTTTCGCTTTTGGAGCTTCGCCCGCGTTGCCATTTTACCCTTTTGCGGCTTTTTCTGAAAGTAAAAATTTTGCACATCCTCACCCATCCACTTTGCGAATTTACTCAGGTCTTCGGGGTCAATGACGTACCAAGTCCTCCTGGCCACATCCCATTGGGCACCAAGCAGTTTCGCGGAATCTTTTTCGTCGAACGGAATCTGAAGATCAACTCGCATGGTCTTTTGGCATAGCTGCTCCGGGTGACCCTCTGCTGGTTCACTCTCCATCTATGGGGTTCATCTGCCCATCCATAAACCAAGTGCGCTTGACGGGTTGATTCATCGGGATGATTGCTCAGGAGCCTGTCACATTCAATCATGCCTGCGCCAATCCCTCAACCAAGGCTGGCACGGGTCGGTTGGTCTTTCCGATCCGGTTTGCACACTTGACCCTTTTCTTCCGCGCAGCCGGAAAGGCATATGCGCCCAATTGGCTCTTTCTTTCGTGCGGAGTACGGCTGCGTCGAAAACAAAAAAGCCGTTACTGCTGCACTGGGTCGAAACCCCCGTGTTACCGGAGGCCAGTGCATGAGTAACGGCTCTCAATCTGTTGCTTTCGACGACAACGGAGCGGAGTATACGCCCGACACAACGAATGTCAACAGGTGCTACGAAGTATTTTTATAACCGATTCGCTTTCGATTGGGTTTTGATTCGGTTGATTGAACAGGTTCATCTCGGCGCTGATGCGCTCCTGCTGCAACGGGCCGTAGTCCGGGTTCAGTTCGCAACCCAGGTATTGCCTGTCGTGCTGGAGGGCTACCGCTGCCGTGGTGCCGCTTCCTATGAAGGGGTCGAGCACGATGTCGCCAGGACGGCTTCCGGCCAGGATGCAAGGCTCGATCAGGGCCGTTGGGAATGTGGCGAAGTGAGCGCCCTTGTAAGGCCGGGTGGCGACTGTCCAGACGCTGCGGCGGTTGCGGCCACTCGCAGTCGGATCGCCAAGCACTCCCATATTTCCTCCTGCTGTGAACGAGTGCGCACCCCGGTTATTGCTCGTCTGCCCGTCCTGCTTTCGGTACTCCCAGCTTTGCGCTGACTGCTTCACACGGTCGTCTGCAAACGGCTCACGCACGGCATCAGCGTCATAAAAATACCGCTCCGACTTCGACAGCAGGAAGATGTACTCATGCGCCTTGGTGCAGCGGTCACGCACCGACTCAGGCATGGGGTTGGGCTTGTGCCAGATGATGTCCTGGCGCAGATACCAGCCATCGGCGCGAAGGGCGAAGGCCAGCATCCAGGGGATGCCGATCAGGTCTTTGGGCTTGCAGCCGCTTGGCACTTTGGTGCCGCTTGTTGCCCCCCGCCATCGCCCTTCGGTTTTTGCTCCTACGCTTGGCTTTCCTAGTTCCTCCATCCTTGCCTCCCCGCGCCCGCCTTGCGTTGCATAACTGTCCCCGATGTTCAGCCACAGAGTCCCATCGTCAGCCAACACATCGCGCACACATCGGAACACCTCGACCATTGCCGTGATGTACTCCTCTGGCGTCTGCTCAAGGCCGATCTGCCCCTCATGGCCGTAGTCCCGCAGGCCGAAGTAAGGTGGGCTGGTGACGCACATCTGCGCCTTCACGCCCTCACCTGCCCAGCGCCGCATCGTGTCGCGACAGTCACCAAATTCAATTTTGTTCATAGAAAACACGCCAGTAAGACCACACCGAAAAACGCAACGGCTGCCAGCACCTCCCAAACTAGCCCCTCCTCGCCCTGGATTGGGCATTCCCTCCCCTGCTCACACTTCTGGTTGCAGGGCGGGCAGTTCCAGTCGCTGAACAATGGCATGGCATCCAATGCGTCGTCAACAGCTTCAAGCGCACGTTGCGTCTTCACCTCATCAATCGGAAAAGGCAGCGTAGCCATGTGCAGTGCTTCTTGAGCCAGCTTCAAGGCTTTGGTGACTTTTTCTTCTGTCATGCTTGTCCCCTTGCTTCGATCAGGTTTGCAATGCACCCGCCGTAGTTTGAGCCTTGATGGTCAACGTCCCACTGCCTTGCGATGGCTGCACAGGCGTTGCGCTCGGACTCACGCACTTGCCACTCCAACTCTTTCAGCAGGTCTTCAACCGTGTCGCCGTGGCCGGTGGCGTAGCCCTGGGCCATCATCCATGATGCCACTTTGTTGCGCTCGGCTGCGATCTGCTGGCGCATGTATCCGACGGTGACGATGCCTTCTTCAAACATTCGCTTTGCTTGCGCGTCTTCGGCAATGGTGACAAGGCGTTCTAGATTCTCGTGGTTCATCACCGCAATACCTTGAGTAAACCCAAGCGCCATTCCAGCCTCCCGCGCCATTGAAATAATGTCGTCGCGGGTCATTTGTCCTCCTTGAGTGCGTCAATCTTTTTCTGCATGCTTGCCGCCATTCGCAGGCCCGATAGTTCGCAGATGAGGTCGTCACAGAACTTTGTCAGGCGCTCGATCTCCGCGTGTTGGCGGCGTAGTTCTGCGGCGGCTTGAGTGTGCCCTACTGTGTTAAATGTGTCGCACCAATTAGCCAGCCGCAGGGCCTTGGCTTGTTCAGCCATGATTCTTCTCCTTTATGCCGTGGGCGGCTTCGACGGCGCGGGCGAAGTCTCTCAATCTCACCTCACCCGGCGCGTACTTAATGATTCCTTCCCATGTCTGCATGATCTGCTAATCCGTCAGCGGCTTGCGCTGCGCTGCCTGTGCTGCGGGTGGGGTGGCTTCGAATAGTGGCCACGCTGAAATAATTTTGTCGCCAACAAATTCGAACAGCGGACTGTCGTTTTCGTAGCGCGTCCATAAACCTTGATCGCTTAATTTAGCAATGAGATATTCATGATTGCCTTCGCCGTCCCAGTTGTTCACGAATAACAATGCGTACAAACCGGCCGCCGGCTCCTGCTGTAACTGTGCTTCGGGTGCTGACTGTGCGGGTGGGGTCGCTTTCCTCCATGCCATCAAAGCCCATGCTTTGCAAAGCAACATTGAGTCATAAAACATGGGGTCGCCGGTACTGACGAACCCGTTCTGTTTTGCAAATTCGGCGTCAAACCAGGCATCAAAGCCTATTACCGCCTCCTGCTTTTCAACATGCTCGATTGCTTCACTGAGGTCAGTGATGGCTTCATCGACCCACGCACGGTCGAGTTCATCCAAGGTGAGCGCCGCTTTCAGCGGCCACAGCGCCTGCTTTGCTGCTTCAATAAGTGTCATTTGGTTTCTCCTGTTGCTTTGGCAAGATCGGTCAATTGCCTCGAACACTTTTTAAGTGCATTTGAAAACTTCAGGTTCTCACAATGCAGGCGGCGTAGTTCGGCCAGCATCTCGTAGATTCAGGTCGGCAATGATTTCCTCTGCCCACGCCAACGGCTGCACAGGTGCTGGCTGTGCTGCGGGTGGGGTGGTGTAAAGGCGTTGATCGGTGCTTTTTATGTCACGGTTTCTCAACAATGTCGCCAACCCATCTCGAATCACCACACTGTCCACCGGCTCCTGCTTCTCAGCCGCCTCGATGGCGGCTTGTAGGGCGTCATGCAGGGAATCGCGCGACGCAATCTGCGACGGATGAACCTTCACGCTGGAGATGAACTCCAGCGCCTGTTTCATTGCAGCGATGATCATTCCGTCCTCCAAATTCTGTAAGAGCCCTCTGGCGTCTTGCGGGTTGCGAACTTCATCCCATGCCTGTCGCCAAATCGCTTTGCTGCGATGTACACGGACGTGCGCTTTGCATAGGCCGGCACAACAAAGCTGTCGCCCACCTCCATTTTGGAAAAAGGCCACAGGCTTTTCAACACGACATTCTTCTCAATAGGGGGCTGGCTCATATTCGTCCTCGGCAGGGTTGAACCGATCAGGCCCAGGCGGTTGCCCAGGCCGATCCAGGGGGTTTGGGAACGGCGGGAAAGGCCACATCAGTCGGCCTCAACAATGGCCGTCAGAGCCGCGATAAGCTCGCGTGCAGCCTCCTTGCTCATGGTGGTGTAGGCGCTGCCTCCACGCACGTTCATAGACAGCCACAGGCCGTCCTCGTGAGAGTCGGCGAAGATCCGCGACTCGTTGGCTGCGATGCTGAATTCCAGTTGCTCTTTCATGATGTCGCTCCTTAAACGATTTTGTCGAAATGAAGATGGCCGAAGACGGTGTGCTGCTTGCAGTCCAGGCAGCGGGCCAAATAGGTGTCAGGGCCGAGATCGTCGTAGGTCTGCGTGCATGCCGAGCAGAAGGCTAAACGATCATGGGCCAGATCGCTGGCGTAGTCCACCGTGGGACGGTAGCGATACTCGTCGCCCTCATCGCTGTAGAACCTTGTGTAGTGTTCGCTGTTCACTTCGCTTCTCCTTCGCTGTTACCTGCTGATTGCAGTGGTGACATTGTAATGTCAGATTACAAGGCAATGCAATACCCCACTGTTTTGCGGGGTGATTGCCTCATGCCTGCTCGAGCACCTTGGGGCGCTGAATGACGGTCTGCTTGACGCCGTTATAGACGGTGTGCTCCTTGACGCTGGCCTTTACCGTGGTGGTATCACCCTTGTTGCCGATGTCGGTGCGGCCCTTGTAGGTGACGGCGTTGCCGGCCTTGTCACGGGCGATGGTGATGTAGTTGGTGCCGAACTGCGACTCGAGAACGATGATGCGCTCGACGGTGATGGTCAGGGTGACCTTGTCGCCCACTGCGCCGATGTGCTGGCTGTTGGCGCGAGCAGCCTCGAGGCGGTCGATCACCGCAAAGCAGGACTCCACCGCCTCAAGCTGGCGGTCGGTCAGGTTACCCCAGTGGGCCAGATTCTGGGCCATGCTGCGCAGGAAGTCGTTTGTACCCTCATAGGCCGTCAAACGGGCCACCACGGCGCTGTTGGCATCACGCCATGCCTGGGTAGCCTCGATGTGCTCTGCGGCCCTCTGGGCGCGTTCTGCGGCCACCTGAGCCTGACGCGCCTCACGGCGGGCCTTGGCGCCGGCCTGACGACGGGCACGAGAGTGATCGGCGCGGATCTTCTCAAAGCCCTCAATGCCCCAGCCGGTCTTGGCCACGCAGTCGCAGCCGACCTTGAACTGCTTTGCGCCGACCACGCTGCCCTTGATCCAGAACTCCCAGCGGATGCCGTGCCCGCAGTAGTCGCAGCATCCACCGGCTTTGGTGGTGCGGTCGGGCATCACGAAGACGTTCTCGGTCACATGGGTGCATTGGAAGGGCGCCTTGCCGAGTCCTGCTTTCTCAAAGGGGTGGGTCATGATTCGCTCCTGATTCGCTGTCCTGCACATCGCAGTGGTGACATTGTAATCTGAAGTTACAGGATGATGCAATACCCCCCAACAACTGAGGGGATAAATTTATTTCTCATCCCTAGCTTCCTGGCGGCCCCGCTCGATCATTCGGCGTGCATCCTCATGGTCGTTGATGGCCTCCGACTCGAGCATCACTCGGATGCCCTGCATGCGAGCAATGATGGCCGTGTTGGGCTTGCCATCGATGATGGCCTTCTCGAGCCGGTAGCCGGCGTTGATGTAGCTTGCTTCGGTGTTTTTCATGATCAGAAGTTGTAGTCGTAGAACTTGACGGGTTTGTCGCTCAGGCCGAACTTGCGGCCGTGCTTGTCTTTCCAGCCTTTTTTGCCCAGGCGGATGCGGATGATGCGGTTCTCAGGGTTGCTTGAGATGAACCACCGCTGATCGCGCTGATTGACGCAGTGCCCGGCAAAGCCACCGGCCACCCACTCGAGCTTGACCGACTCATCCTGCACCGCGTCCATCTCGCGGATCTCGATGGTCTTGTCGCTGATCCGGCGCACCACCTCGTAGGGCGTGACATCGCTCCAGCCGTAGTGGTTTGCGTAGCCCTCGTGGTCATCGCAGTGGCTGTACCCCTGGTCGCCGGGGCCGAACTCAGCACCGCATTGTGAGCAGCTTGTGTTATCGAATTGCATGGTGTTCTCCTGTGGGGGCCGCAGCCCCCTGATTGGTTTAAATTGGCAGGCCCAACTCTGAGCCGTTGATGGGTTTGTTGAGTCGGTCGTATGCCGGGAGATCCTCCGGCCACTGGAGGGCTCTTTCAAGCCACTCAAGCGCCTCTTGCGGGAGGGGCACAACGACCGTTGGGGTAACGGTCTCTTCGTTCATTTGCTGGTGACCTTGACCGAGAACACAGCGGTGGTGTTGGTGTGCTGCGCGATCAAGTCGGCAGGAATGTTGAGGGCCTTGGCAATGGCCTTCCAATCGACAGTCGAGCGGTTGGTCTCAACGTAGGTGGCCTTGAACAGATCGCCCTCGAAGGCCTTCTGGCCGGACATGCTGGCCTCGTCCTTGATGCTGTCCTTGATGGCGTCGGCCTGCTTGGTCAGGTCGGCAATCTGAGCCAGAAGAGCGCCGAGGGTGTCGATGTTGCTGATGGTGGTGGTGGTGATCATGTTCGCTGTTCCTTCGCTGTTGGCTGTCTTGCACTATTGCTTGACAGTGATGTTAGTGTAACAGCAAATTACAACGCACCAGAGGCAAACCCAATTATTTTCTAGGGACTAACCCTAATCCCCAAAAGCTCCCTGGTGTCAGCCAGAAGATCCGCCTCGTCGTAGCCGTAGTGCTTGGGGAATCCCTTCGTGCCAAGCCCGTGCAGGCCCGTCTTGCCCCTGTGATGCTCCACGCACAACGGCAATACATCCCAGTGGCTTGCGCGTCTCCCAGCCCCCGTTCCGGCCCTTGGATGGTGTATCTCGGCAGGGGTACCCGGATACCCCATTCGCCGACACACAGCGCAGCCGAGGTCAGCTACTCTGGACAGGTGCTTTTTTTCGTCTTTTGTCATCCTTGTGCCTTGGCTCAGTGATAGCCCGCTCCTCTGTTTGGAAGATGTGTTCGTTGTAGCAGAGGCGGCTGCGCACAATGACGCCATTGGGCTTTCGAGTTGCCTTTACATCGGATGGCGCACCGCATAGTGGGCACTTCATATGGTCGCTTTGCCCTCTGCCCGGTTCGTTGCCTCAATTGAGCGCCAAACCTCGATGCGGGCCTGCGCAGCGATCAAGCGCCAGCGAAGCTCCTCCTCAATCTGCACAGCCTCTTGCAAGGCCCTGAGATGCTGGACGTACTCCGGGTCGGAGTAGGCCTCCCGCTCCTGCGCATTGACCGATGTCTCAAGGCTGCGCTTCATGATGATCGCCTTCAGGCTCTTTCGGTACTCCTCCATGTAGATCCGGTTTGCCTTGGCCTCTCCGAACTTCTTGCCGTACTTGAAGATGTACTCAATCGCAAGCTCTGGGTTCTTTACGTCGCTGTCACTCATCTTTGTCTCCAACAAATCTTTCTCTCATCTGCATCATCTGGTCGGCCATGCGGTATGACCGCTCCGCGATCCGACGCCGGTACTCTTCGCTTCCCAAGAGTGACGAGTCGTTGATTTGGTTCATCATGGCGAACATCGCAAACAGGTCGATCAGTTGCGGCTCTGGCTTCATGATTTCGCCTTGAATAGTGCCTGCCCAGCAGCGGCCGGGAAAACCGCTCCCCAGGCAACGATCTGCTGGACATCCATCTTCTCAAGGAACCCATCGACCGCGCTGATGCGGTACTCGATCTTGCCGCCATACGTCTTCACTTTTGCGATCCCCACAGTTCCCTTGGACGTGTTGAACCAAGTCCAATCCAATGCAGCACTTTCGTTCATTGTTCTCTCACTTTAATTTTTAACATTCCGCCGATGTGCTCGGCCCAGTAAATTCTCAGGTCAACGATGTTGCCATCGTCCTTCCAGACACCTGCGTGAGTGCAGCCGTCCAAGGCCGCCTTGAGCAGGTTGTCGAGATCGCGCCTGCGGTTGTCCGGCCTCCAGGCCTCAATCTCTACCACCAGCTTGCCGGCAAGGTTCTTGGCCCCTCGCTGGATCAGCACCTGATCGGCCACCGCCTTGCGGTACTCACGACCCTTCGCGCTGATGATCATGCGGCCCTGGAAGGTTCTCCAGTAGGTGTTGACTGACGGAGGCCAGGGCAGGGTCAGTTCGATCATTGCCGCTGGCTCGGGATGCGGTTCAGGATGGCCTCTGCCGCGTTCCTCAAGGCAGTTGAGGTCTCACCCTCATCTTCCTGATCCGCGAGCCCCATGACGAGTTCTGAGCAGGCCTGACGCTCGATCATGATGGCCTGCCTGCTGGTTTGGATGGCGATGGCCATGATCTCTGCCTTGGCCTGGGCCAGGGCCTCGTTGAACTCCTTCTCGGTGAACAACGTCTGACCCGCACCCTGCCCGAGCAGGAATCGCTTCTGAAAATCACTCAACTCAACTTTGTTCATTTCCATTCTCCTTCTTGGCCTCTGTTGCCTTTGTTCCATTGATCTCGCACATCTTGATCAAGTCTTGACTTGGGATGTATCTCATTCCATCCCTTGTGATACTTGCCAAGGTCGTCACGGTAACCGTAGAGGAATCGGTGTGCAGCCGCACGATCCTGTACCCTTCTTCGGATGACATCTCGAACGAGACAGCGATACCGATGCTGGTCGTCCCCCTCTCCTTCACTCAAAATGCCCCCCTGTCGTCAAACGACATCGTGAGGCATGAGTCAGACTCCAAGAACTGCTGGCTGTCCCTGTGATACCAGAGCGAGTACCAGTCCTCTGCCTCCCCGTTCCTTTGCTTCTCGCACATCAGGATCGCGTCGGGCTTGAGTGGATCGGGCGTGTTCCCGTTCTGCACCTCGTGCTCCTTCTTTTTGTTGCGCCACATCAGCAGGACGTTGTCCACCTGATCTGCAATCGCCCCAGTTCCCTTGATGTCGGTCTTGCTGGGCATCTGCTCCTCGTTGCCGAGCTTGCGGATGTGATGGATCAGATGGATGTGGATGTGATGATCCCTGGCCAGAGCCGTCAACTCATCGACGAAGGACTTCTGCGCGTTGTAGTCGTCCTCGCCGGGCACGCACTTCATCAGCGAGTCGATGAAGACATGCTGGATGCCAAGCTCCATCGCGCAGTAGCGGGCCATCGCAATAACCTGCTGGCTTGAGGTCGTGCCCTGCTGGTCGTACAGCCACAAGCCCTGGCGACTGAACTGCGTAAACCGCTCAAGCAGCCGACCGATGTAAGTGGCCTTCTCAACGTACTGCGGGAACTCAATGTTCTCCCCAGCGAACTGCCGCAGCATGCGGTAGATCGTGCGCTTGGGCTTCATCTCAAAGCTGGCAATGCACACCCGCTGCTTCTGCTTGATCAGCCCCATCGCCACTTGCCCGGTGATCAAGGACTTGCCACCACCGTTGGAGCCAGCGTACAGGGTCACCTCGCCTGGGCGGTACTGGAACCCCGCATGGGTCTTCGGCCAGGGCATGGTCACGCTCTTGTCGCGCTCTGGAGGCTGGACAAGCTCCTGCTGCAACTCCTCAAGCCAGACAGAGGCCTCATGCACCTTGTGCGTCACATCGTTCGCCTTGAGGTACTTCTCAGTGTCGATGTCCTCGGAATTGATCATCCGGATCTTGCGGGCCTCGTCGAGTTGACGCGCCCTCTGCTCAATCATGCTCACGTTAGACATGTGCGTACCTCATTGCTTCGTCGATTCGCTGGTAGGCCGTGAGCATGCGCTCGCGGGTTTCTTCGCTGATGGGTTTTCCGTTGCCGATGTCGAAGGCGACGATCTGCACCACCAGAGCCTCAAAGCCGATGATTCGCATCAGGTCGCTTGCGTAGAAGGCCGGCTTGATCGCAGGCTTGCCCTCGACCGGATACTCCTTGCGTTTGCTGTCTGGAGGGAACAGATCGCCGATGTCCAGGCCGACCGCCCCGACCACCGAGTGAACGTCACAGCCGGCAAAGCAGTGCAGAAGCACCCGACCATCCTCGGCAGCCTTGATGGCCAGGGATGGCCCCTTGTCGTCATGCGCCGGGCAGCGGGCAGTCCATGAGCCGTTGCGGCCCTTGACCTTCTCTAGGCGCTGAAGCAGGTTCTCGACCGGGTTCATAGCTCCCTCGCTTTCAGCATGGCGTCTGCCATTTTGTACGCATCCATTGCGACACCATCGCGCCAATCCTGATCGGGGAAACAGTCGCACTGGTACAGGACGATTTGCATCGCCTTAGCCGCGAAGTAGTCCCGTAGGGTCGCGCCGTCATTTCGCAAATTGTGTGCTGGCGTTGGAAACGCTGGCCCGCCTGTTTTGTCACTCATATCATTCTCCTTCCAATCGAAACCGATTCGGTTACGGACTCGTCTTCCCACCGTTTTTGGTTGATGTACGTCATCGGGGCCGGCTCAAACCCCGACAACCACTGCTCAGAGGCCTTCAAACGGGTCACAGAGGCGATGATTTGATCCGCCAAGGGGTCAAGTGCCAGACGCTTCCACTTCGCCTCACAGGCCGCTTTTCCGACCTTGCGCTTGCTGCTTGGCCATGCTGACCAGAACTCGTTGAAGCGAGTCGCTTGCGACGATATCTCTTTATTCTCTTTCTGTATCTTTATCTTCTTAGGGTTCGTGTTCGGTTCCGGTTCGGTTTCCGATTCGGTTTTCTTCGGCCTGCCGCCTCGCTTGCCGAGGGATCGGTTGGTCTCGACCTGACGTTGGTATTTGCCGATTTCGGCATCACAACGCACGTTCCGATAGCCCTCATCGGTCTTCTCAAAAAATTCACCCAAAACCGATTCGGTTATGTCAAGGTCAAGGCGGATCTTGCGCGAGACAAGGGCTGTGTCAAGTGGGATTGGGCGCTCGCTGATGTAGTACAAATCCAGCAGGCGGCGGTAAGCCAAGTCCTCTGCATCGCTCAGATGCGTGGTGTGGGTGATGTAGTCACCA